TGAGTAAATGTTACATCACACGGAGGCATTTGAACATCTTTACTTGGTGTAGTCAAAATAGAAGGCTCAGAAAAGAAGTACTTTACAGCACGCTTGCCTTCAGTTACACGAACGGATTTGAATTCATTATCAAACATAAGATCTGGATCATCAAACATATTAACAACACCGAGAAATTCATTCAAATCGTAAATACCAATTTGAGCTGGAATATCTTCAGCAATAGTAGCTGATGACATAATAGTTTTTGATTCAGACATTGTTTTTACAACACTGCCTGGATTCAACACAACATTTGAATTGATACCAGCAAAGTTTTTTAATGTTGAAAGGGTTTCATCACTTAGTTTCATTTTTTATTTCCCATATGTTTTTTAGATACACGATCCCACTCTTCTGGAGTAGCATCATCAATTGAGTTTCCATAAGTCAATGTAGTCACACTATCAAGATCTACAGTAACGCTATCTATATTATTATAACCTATATTATCAACATTGTACATACCTGAAAGTGAAATATTATCACTATTTGTCAAATCAATTGTTAGATCATCAGGAATATCTAATGTTTGCTCTTTTGCAGTTTCAGTATCATGGATGTATAATTGGATAAGAGCATAATGAAGAACCTTCATCAGATCTTTTCGAGCATCTTCACGAGAGCCTTTTTTACCATATCGGTTTGAATACTTATCGACGTTGCCCATACAAAAACCAGTACCATGACCACGTTCAATAATTACTTCAGTAGATTGAAATTTATTAGTGGCATAATGACCCTTATATGTAGAGTCAATATACGACTGAAATTCTTCAATCAAATTACGTTCGTTAAATTTATAATCAATCATTTATAGCATCCAGTAAAATTTCATCTAAAGAAACATCTGTTCCAAGTGTTTCTTCAATAGTGGGTTGAACATCAACCTTCGTATATAAATCAATGAAGGCCTCTTTAGTATCTTCGTCAAAACGATTTACACAAAGTTCAATTGCTTTTTGACGATCATTGAAGATTGAAAAGCTTTGAACAATATGGCAAAGACGCCGTGTAGAAACAATTTCATCTACACCACCATCTTCAAAAGTTTTGCGAATTGTTTCACTCCATACAGTAAGCAACTCTGCAAATTCTTTATCAACACAACTATATTTTTCCATGTGCTTCATAACAATTTTGCGTTCAATTGCAGCTGAAGGATAAGGTTGCTCGAGGGTAATTGTAAAGCGCTCAAGGAAGGCTTCATCGATAATAGTCGCAGCAATAAAGCGACCGTCATCTGAGCCTTTACCTTTGGTGTTCGCTGTAGCAATCACATTAAACCCGTTTGAAGGAGAAACGACCTCACCAGTTTTCTTGATGAGAACGGGTTTACCCTCGAGCACTCCTTGTAGACACATGATCTTATTTGATCCACGATCGATTTCATCGATGAGGAGAATGGCGCCACGTTCCATTGCTTTGATGACTGGTCCTTTTGCAAAAACTGTTTCACCGTCAACGAGGCGGAATCCACCGATCAGATCATCTTCATCTGTCTCAGGAGTTATTTGAACTCGTACATATTCACGATTAGCTCGAGCACAAGCTTGCTCTGCCATCATGGTTTTACCATTACCGGAAAGACCAGTAATATAAGTTGGATAGAAAATTCGAGATTGGATGATTTTTTCTACATCCTTGAAGTTACCCCAGACAACATATGTATCTTCTTTTTGAGGGACAAAAACTTCGTCGTTAACAACAGAAGAAACTGATGCCATAGGTTTATTCACCTCTTCTTGTTTGAAAGGGACAACTTGCGCAGTAAGGCTATAAACACCACGCTTTACCTTTGGTTGCGACGTAATGTATTTATAAACTGGGCTAGCTTTCATACCAAGAGATTTACCAACTTCAATAACTTCATCAGGTTTGAAGTCAGTGCGGTTAGGGTATTGGCGAGTCAGTTCTACCAGAAGTTCACGTTCATTAATCATAATATAGTCTCCACATCATCATCATTTATAAGTATATTCTACCATACTTCTCAGTGAATGTACACAGTTATTTTCACTTTTATGCAATTATTTCTGCAAATTTTGCTGATAGAACCCGATTGCCTTTCTTAGAAGAAGAGTACTTCTTGAAAGCTTTGGCAATCTGAGCCTTTGAGGCATTTTGATCAATCTCAAGTTCTTCATTATCTGTGTCAATAGATTTACGATCTGATTTGACTACAAAGTAACGATTGAAACCTGATACATTATCCATATTCAAGAACTTTTGTTTATTGTATTTTTTACGAAGCTCTTTTAATTTTTCGCTACTAACGTGACTATCAGAATTTTTCCAAACGGCTCCATTGAAGTCATATGCTCGTTGAGCAAGGAAAAAGCCAACTGTAGTAACATCCATATTTTGAAGTTGATTTAGCAAGAAGGACGTTACTGCACTAGAACGTCGAGCTACTTTATGTAGTTTACCTTTAATATCGATAATAGCTTCATAGTTATAACGTACATATTCTGAAGTATTTACTCGAACGTTATGGCCATCACCATCTGAGAGAAGTACAAAATTTACTTTTTGTACTGGGTTTTTAGCTTTAAAATCTTCAATAATATATCTAGAAGCCATCAAAGTTTCGTTTAATGGAGTTCCACCCCACTCTTCTACAGTAGATGGAGTTCTCCAGCTGTAACTATCAAGAGAGCGTTTCCACAAAGTTTTGAATGCATCTTCATAAACTACCTTTTTCATTTTAGAAGAAAGCAATTCAAATACACGCTGGTCACGGTGATCTACTTCAGCTTCACCCACATAAGAATATTGTCTACCAGCAGAATCACCACCAGTAAAACCATAAACTTCAAAAGGAATATTTACCTTTTTGCAAAACATTGAAAGGTTTAAAACCTGCTTTAATGTTCCACCCATGATGTCTCCCATAGAACCAGAGAAATCAATCATCATAACCATACCATGCGATTTTGAATCTGCAAGATTAGTTACACGGGCAAAGATGTCATCAGTAAATTTATAGTTATAAAGCTTATTTACATCTAAAGAACCTGAACGAGCTGATTGAGCGCGACGAGTACGAAATGCTGCTTTACGCATTTCAAATTCTTTTGCGAGAAGATTAGTTACTTTTTTAGTCTCATCAATAAAATCTTTATAGTCTTTTTCTTCAACTTCAATATTGCTACCTTTGATAGCTCGAGACAATAAAACATCATTGTATGTGAATAGCATATCTTTGAATTGACGACGAGTAATATGCTTCATATAAACTGGTTGACGACCATGTGCGTCTTGCTCAAGCAACTCACCTTCCATCGAACGAAAGATTTCATCAGTTTCTACATTTTCAGGAGAAGTATCACCACCATTAGCTTCAGCAGATGAGCTTTCTTCTATTTTGTCTTCTGATTTTTCTTCTGGTTCCAATCCTTGGGAAGCTTTAGTTTCTTCTCCATCTTCGTCAGAGCTCTGTTCGCCTGCCATAGGTAGATCATCCCTCGTATCTCCAAGATCTTCATTCTGATCGAGTTGCTCATTTTGCGAATCATTCTCATTTTTCTGTCCCTCTGCGTTTTCTTTCATATATTCATATAAAGCTTTACATGCTTCAATAACATCTTCCCAAGTATCTACTTTGAATGCCATATCAACTAATGGTTGCTCTTTAGAAGAGAAAGGGACTTCAATCAAATCACGAAGCTTTGCTTTAATGTTAATCCGATCAATCAAGGAATATGATTCGATAACACGATCTTTTGTACCAAAGAAGTTTTTATCAAAAAGATCTTTATAGCCAAGCTTGAAACAGCGAACAAGGCCAGGATACTTGAATTGGATTTTTTTCTCAATACGAATATCTTCTACAACATTTACATATGCGCGAGGGCAACCAGGAATAGTAGTTGCAGAGTCATGCCATCCATCGGCAGGAGTATAAAGCGCATGGCCAACTTCATGGCCAATTAAAAGATCAGTAAGATTTTTAGAAACGTCTTTCCAGAGTGGAAGACCAAGAACACGCTTTTCAACGTCAAAGAAAGCTGTCTTGTAATTGCCATATTGAACATCAATATTTTCATTAGCCAGCAGCTTTGCTAAGATAGATTTAGATTGTTTAGCCATGCCATTTCTCCATTTGTTAAGTATATTCTACCATAACAAGAAGCAAATGTACACAATTATTTTCACTTTTATGAAAAAAGATTTCCTTAGAAATCAATTACTTAAGATCGATGTCTAATTTTTTTTTCATTTTTTTCTTTAAGCGTCCCATTTGAAGCTTAGAAATATGATCGTAATAGAACTTACCTTCCATATGATCGTACTCATGTTGAATGATTCTATTAGAAATCCCAGTGAAAAGCATTTCTTCGTGCTCATTTCCATCAGCATCCATAAATGTTACTCTACAGGCATCAGGTCTTTTTACACCAATGAATACTCCTGGAAAGGTTAGACATCCTTCTTCCAAAACAATATTCTTATCTGAGAACCAAGTAATTTTTGGATTAATAAATGTTTGTTCGTACTCACCGTATTTTACAACAAACATTCGTTTATTAATACCAATCTGATTAGCAGATAATCCAGCTCCGCCAAACTGTGCGACAAGCTGATACATTTGCTTGGAAAGCTCTTTCAAACCTTCAAGATCTTTACTTGGAGTTTCAATAAACTCCAAAGGCGAAGTTAGTAATGGGTTATTATATTCAGCTAAATTCATTTTTTTACAATCCATACATTATCGTATTCACTAAGGCCAGTACCAGACTTTAAAATCCCGTCATTGTAAGAGGCAATCACTACGCTTCTTACCATTTCTGTCTGAGAATCATGACCTATAAGTAGTCCTCCGCTTTTAACTTTCGGCCACCAATATTTAATATTATCTGTTATTTCTTCTGAATTAGAATAGCAATCTAGGCAAATAAAATCGAAGTAGCTATTTTCAAAGTCTTTACTAGCAATTTCAGAATCTTTTTCGATAACTTCTATTTTGCTATCGACTCCTGAATATTTAAGATTATGCTCAAAAATAGTTTTCGATAATTCTATATCCTTAATGTCATAAACTTGTCCATTTTCATCATATTTATAATCAGTATGAGGTTTCCAATTATCAATAGCATACATTTTTTCAATAGAGCTACAATGTTGGGCGAGATTCAATAAACTTAATCCTCTATAGACTCCAACCTCACATCCAATTTTGTAGTTCATAAAATTTATCAAATGAACTATTGATCTATAAGATCCTTCTGGAAAGTCATAGTTTTCAATCATACTTTTACCTTACTAAAGTTGTGTTCTTTAACAAATTCAATCTTACTTCTAAACTTACCATCTAATAGATCACCCTTGTGTGAAATAACAAATACGTTTGTTGCTTGATCATCTAGAGTATAAAGGATCTTCATTAGGTTATCAATACCATCATGATCTAGAGACGAATCAAATGTTTCATCTAGAATTAGCAAATTCGTAGATGTTGAGTTTTTCATTCTAGCAATTTGACGCCACGTGAAGAGTAAGGCCAAATCAATCCTTTGTTTTTCGCCTTCACTAAAGCTCGCATAATTGAATGAGTCTCTATGGCTGGATTTGATTGTTTCATTAAAACTTTCATCTAGCTCAAACTTTACAAAGAAGTCAAGTACCTGAAGATATTTATTCACTAAGTTATTCATAACAGGTAAATACTGTTTAATTACTTTTGTCTTAATACCAGTATCTTTTAGCATTTCTGACGCAGCTTGGTTATATGATTTAGTATCAATCAACTTTAGCTTTTCTTCAGATAAAACATTACGAGATTCTTGTAGTTCTGATAGTTCAGAATTAGCTTTTGATAAATCTCCTGTAGAACCTCTTAGTGAATCTATCTCAGTCTCAAGATTGTGTATTTGTCTTTGGAGCCCGGCGATTGTAGAATTGTTAGTTGATATAGATGCTGTCTTCTCTCTGACCTGCTCTGCAGTGATATTGAGCCGCTCAATAGCCTGTTCCACAATAGTTGACTGTTCAGATGCATCAGAAATTGCCGTGTTAAGTTCTTGGGCTTTGGACTTGGCATTGGACAATTTTTTGTGTCTGAGATCATCACCAATACCTTGGGAACATGTTGGACAAACATCATTTTCTTCGTAGAACTTTGCGTCTTTAACAACCTCTTTGATTTTTGATTGGAATTGAAATTTGAATTGAGAGAGGCTTTGCTTTTTATCGTGGTTGGTTTTAAGACTTTCAGCAAGGCCTTCTTGAAGACTTTCGATTTCTTGGGATAAGTTGTTGTTGACCATATTGAATTCTTCGATCTCGTCCTGATTGGTATCAATCTGGGCAGTTTTCTTTTCAATTTGCTCATCATTCAACTCCGTAATATCACGAATATATTTCTTTTGAAGAGAAATCTTTTCTTTATTCAAATCATATTCGTATGTAATATTGCCAATTTCTTCTTTAAGTTTTGAATCCTTTTCACGAAGGATTAAATTCATTTTAGAAAATACACCAATGTCTAATAGATCTTCAATTACGTCTCTACGGTGGCCTGCTGGTAGTTGCATAAATGGGATAAATGAAGATGAACCAAGTACAACAATTTGGTGAAATGATTTATGGTTCAACTTTAGAATATTTTGCTCTAAAAACTTTTGATAGTCTTTAGCGGCTGATGATTGATTAATCATATTACCGTTTTGCCAGATCTCAAACTTAGTTGGTTTGATACCACGCTTTACTGCAAATGTATGAGAACCAATCGTAAAGTTAACTTCAACCTCAGTATTCTTACCATTGATGGTATTTACTAGTTGTGGTTTGTTAATGTTGCGATGTGGTTTACCAAACAAAGCAAAGGAAAGAGCATCAAGAAGAGTACTCTTTCCTGCGCCATTTTGGCCTACGATTAGTGTAGTAGGTGATCTATCTAATTGGACTTCTGTAAAGTCATTGCCAGTTGACAGAAAGTTTTTCCAACGGATTTTTTCAAAAACAATCATACGATTTCCATACTTTGTGCTTCGACGTACAGCGTTCTCATTAAGTTTTTAATACGACCTTTATCAAGATCTGTTTCAACAGCTTCAACATATGAATCCAAAAGTTCAGTAGTATCTTCTACTGATACAGACTCATCTTCAACATTATCACCAGTAAACTCTTCAAATGTTTCAGCAATTTTTAGTTCATGAATATCTTCATTTTGGATACGATCAACAAATCTATCAAACATAAATGGATCAGTCTTTTTGACTACCACAACTTTTACAAACTTATCTTTTAAATTTGACGTATCATAATTATTATAATCTATTTTTTCATCATTGTAAAACACTTTTTCAAAAATAGTATATGGGTTACGAATTGGAGTAAGTTCACGAGTTTCAGTATCAAGAATATGGAAGAACTTAGGGTCATTACAATCGGACCAAGTAAACTCCATTTGAGTGCCAAGGTAGTGAATATGCCCTTGGTTTGACTTTGTATGGAAGTGGCCAGACATTACTAATTCAAAACGTTCAAAGATTTCAGAAGTCATACCATGAGTATTTGGCATACCTTTCATCATATCAAAGCCAATCAATTCCAAATGAGCGCCAAGAATTGGTGCATTACACTTCTTAATAAAGTCGATTGATTCTGCATAGTTTTCTGAGTTAATCCAAGGGACTACAGCAATATTCAAACCATCATAATCAAGCACTTTTGGCTTCATAATAATATTTACGTTTGATGTATAGTAACCCAGAAGTTCTTTCAAAGAAGTCAAATCATTAGTATTCTTATAGAACACATCGTGGTTTCCTGGAATAATATCCATATGAATACCTTCTTTCTTAAGTACATCTAAGAAAGTTTTACGATTTGAATTTTGTGCTTTGAAATTGATAAATTTGCGGTGGTCATAATAATCACCTAGGTGCAGAATTTGATTAATTCCATGCTCTTTCAAATATGGAAAAAATACATCTTTATAAAATTTTTCTTGGTAATTTAAAAAGATTTCTGATGAATTGCGAATACCGCAATGGGTATCATTAATGATTGCTATTTTCATCTAGTCCCTCAAGGATTTCACGTTTGAGCTTATTAGCTCTTTCATATGCTTTAATAGTATCTCGGTGTTCGTGGCCTTTTAAGCTTCTCTCAAGATTTGCTGCTTTTTGCAACTCACAAAAGCTTATAAACTTGGCTTTAAGTCCCATATTATTCTCCCATAAACAATTCAATACCTTTAGCGTTTTTAGTTTTTACCTTTTCTTCTTTTGCAAATTCTTTTAGCTGAGTGTCGGTATCTTTTACTTTATCAATACGAGAACGAAGTTGATCTACAAAATATCGACCAGTGTCTGAATCTCCATCAAGGCCTGCTTGCATAAAGTCATCAATAGAAGCTTTTTCAATCCATTTGAATTTAATGTCTTGTTGCTTCTTTTCTTTTGCAATGCGACGTAAAAATGCATAATAACAGATTTGAGTAAAGTACGCAAAGGCATTTGGATTACCTGTACGAGTTGCAGCTTCTATGTTATAATTCATAATAGCTTTTAGACAATTCTCAACAGCGTCCATTACCATTTCTTCACGGTAAGTGTATCGAATAAAATTAGATTTGTGAGACAAGCCTTCGGCAATCTTAAGGAAACAGGTTGCAATATAATCAGTAACAACTGGAAGTGCTTGACCTTCCTCTTGGGCTTTATTTACTGATGAGACGTATTCAACTACTTTATAAGAGAATTCTCTATTGTTGACATAATGTGGTTTATCTTTTGGTTTGATTTTAGCCATGATATACTCCTAGCATATATTATTAGTTATATTATAAACTAATTCTAAGGAAATGTACACTACTTTTTTATGAATTTATTTTCATAAAAATGCATTTTAGGGGTTTACAGATTGGGAAAACTGTGGTATAATTAATAGAGTCCGGTGAGAGAGGGGGATATACTATCTCTAATGTAACTTCTTAGATGGTGATTCCATAAAATTTAGATCCATATCATCGTCATCAAGGTCTGCCATACCATTATCTATATCACTAGTATTATCAGACCGAAGAGCCGCTCGAATATACTTTTCTTTAATTTCACTAGTTACTTCACTCGCAGAAATTACATTTCGCGAGTTTAACTTGACCAGATTGTTTTTTGCAAATGGGAAATATTTTGTAAAGTAATAAGTGTCATATCCATTAGCAGCAGTTACAAGATTTAAATTCATAGGTCTTTCAACAAGAATTGAAGCACCTTCAGTAGAATTTATATATGTCACAATTTCGCTACCATCAGATAACTTTACATGTTGAATATCCATTTCTTCTATAGAATCATTTTCTTCTATCATAAAGTTATCTCATAAATTTTATATTTGAATTTTTCTTTTGTGTAGATCTTAATTCGTTCAGCTGCATGGTTGAGTGTATAGTTCTTATTACTCTTCCAATGTAGATCATCGGCAATATCATAAAGCTTTGTATCTCTACCATCTTCAGATTTTCTCAATCCGCGGCCAATTGATTGTAGGACTTTGATTTGAGATTTTGATGGAGATGCAAATACAATATTATGCAGATTGCGAATATTAATACCAGTAGAAAAAGTGCCAAGACTCGCAACAATAATAGCATTCTTTTCTTTTTCAGTAATAGATCTGACTTGCTCTCTTGTATCTACATCAGTGGCGCCTGAAACAAAAAAGATTTTTCTTCTTGGGTGAGCTCTACTCTTAATAATATCGTATAATGGTTTACCATGTTTTTCCACTAATTGGAAAAGTACTAATGTATTACCATCTTGATCAAGCGCTAGATTTGAAATAAAGCTATTTCTTTTTTCATGACCAACAAGAAAGTTTATTTCTTCTTGGTACTTAACTTTATTTATAAGCTTACATTCAGCATCAGAATACTTCATCAATAGAACAGAAATATCTAGAGTAGATAAAGAACCTTCATCCATAAGACTCTTTGTTGTAGTCACATAATACGCAGGTCCAAAGTAGCCCTCAAGAACAAGTTTATGAGTATTAGTACCATCAAGAGTACCTGTAGTACCAAATCTAAACTCAGCTTCTCTACACTTTGAAAGAATAGAGGTAAGGCTTTTTGCTTTGAACGTGTGTGCTTCATCACCAATAACCATACCATAATCTTCAAACCAATGTCCTGGCATTTTATACACAGATTGCCAAGTTGTGATAACAATCTTTTGGTCAAAAATCTTTTCCCTTCCAGAATAAATCTTATGACAAAGTTGTTCTACGTCAAAGCCATCGTCAAATTCAGAATAGTCACCAAAATCTTTGTACATCTGTTCTACTAGTGAAGTGGTAGGAACAACAATAATTACTTTCTTATCGTAATTTTTAAGATACCAACGAATAAGAGAATAAATGATAAGTGATTTACCTGATGCCGTTGGCGAAATAAGTAAACTGCGCTTATTAGTTAACCCTTGCTCAATAGCATTTAATTGATAATCACGGGGTTCAATCTCTTTTCCTCTAGATGTAATAGTCATATCTTTCACGAATGACATATCAACATCAACCTTAGATCCAGCTAATCCATAATAATTGTCATGCTCTAAGGCGATGTGGTAATCGCGACCAGGTGTATTTGCAAATTCTTCTACGTACTTGTATAGCCCAGCTGGAAGCTCTTTTTTACGAACATCGTATAAACGGATTTTACCATCCCATATTTTATTCTTATATGCTGGCATAAATTTATAACCAGGAACATAGAACGTGAAAAAATCTGAAAGCTCATTAGCAACAGATGGTTCACAATCAATATGTATGAAAGCATGATTTTTATTATGTATTTTAAGGTCGCTCATCCGCCACTCTCAAACCTTCTCCAATCAATCATATTTTTAATAGTTGAATGTCTCCAACGAATATTATTTATGATTTCTTCCAGAGTCTCAATTAATGTTTTTAGATAGTCAATCTTTGCTTGCATTTCTTGAATATGTGGATCTGAATTATAATAGTAATCCATTTCACCTTTCAGAATCTTCAATCCATTGAGTGCGTCATATTCCCAACCAAGCTCATCAATCTGATCTCTTGGCATCTTGCCATTATACCACAACCACTTATTTTTAAGCAGCACTTTAAATTCCATATCTTTACGCTTCAGCTGAAGCTTAGATACAGAAAGCATTTCTAGGTATTTTGCGTGAAGTGATGCAGTTTTCTTTGAAGCTTCGTCAAGTCTAAGATCATCAATCTCAGAATCCTTGGCCCACATTTTAAAAATTTCTTCAAGATTTAACATAATATAATTTCACCTTTATGAGAATTTATAATAACTGTAATTAAATTCCGCTACTGCTGTTAGATAGTTCACTGATTCACCCGTAGTTTCAAACGGTAGTGAAGATAAACTTGATGGATGAGCATCAGCAAATTGAATTTCTTGTACTACGTTATTACTGGAATTATATATGATCAGCGTAAGATCACGTGTTTTACGAACACCAAAATCATCCTGGCCAACCATACCAAACATCCAATCATGAATTTCTTTATAGTTGGTAAAATTTTCATCTACAATAAATGTAAGTTGTAATGGTGCATATACAATCTTATCAGCAGAAGCAAGAATGTTTCTTTTTGGCGTATTAAAGCTAGCACCATCAACAGACATATCAGGAATAGAAGCTAATTGAACAGTGTACTGGGCATTTGGATATTTAAGATTGTCGATTACTAAACGGAAACTTGACGGATTCGCAAAGTTAATATTCTCTACAAGTGTAGAGGTTGGTTCCATAGAATAATTGATTTCATTTGTGTATGCCATAATCGTTCTCTCTAATATTAGATTATACCATTATTTATATGATAAAAAAAGGGGCTCCGAAGAGCCCCTTAAGGTTGGTAGGTTAAATCCTACTCTTTTTATTATGTGCCTAAGATGTTTGTAACAGCAAAGATACGGTAGTACTGGTTTGCACGATCTGTACCAGTTTCAGCAGAAGCTGCGCCACCCGCGAATGGGTTAGCAACCATGCCGTAACGTGTTTTGAAACCAATACGTGGCTGGAAGTCTTCTTCACCTACCGCACGAACCATTGTTAATGGAACATATGGTGCATAGAAAAGACCTGCATCGTATGGGTTTGTACCACGGTAACCTACGTTTACATAATCCTGTGTTGCATATGGATCGATGTATACTTTTGTGCGACCGTTAAGAACACCAGCAAATGTGTTGCCTGTGTCATCTACGTTCAAGTTAGCTGCAAGTGCTGGTGTGTAGTCCAACATGCCAGCTGCTGCAAGAGCAGATGCAACGTCTGAGGAACAGATAATGAAGTTACCTTTACCGCGACGTGTTTCTTTCGCGATTGTGTTAGCTTCACGCTCGATCTGCATGATCAAACCTTTGAACTTCTCTACTGACCAACGACCGTCTGAGTCACCGTCAACATCAAATACGCCGTTTACAGCAGTGTTAGATGTTTGTGCGCCAAGCTTAGCTTTTACGTTGATTGTACGAATTACTTCGCGGTTGATTTCTGCAAGGATCTCAGCTGACAAGATATTTGCCAATTCTGATTCTGCGTCAAGACCGTGAATTGCTTTCAAGTCTTGTGCAAGTTCCATTGTGTACTCTGCTTTGAGCGCACGTGATTTTGCAGTTACTGATGTTTTCTCGATTGAGAAAGCCATTTCGCCGAAGTTGCCACCTGTGTTACCAAGTGCTTCAACTGCTGCAGTAGCCATACCAGTACCAGTTGCAAATGAATCTTCGATGTCATCAGCTGGAGTAGTATCTGTACCATATGAACCCAATGAATCGGAATCACCTGCATGTGAACCTGCACCGGAGTGAGCTGTATCTGCTTCACCGAAGAGAGCTTCTGCACCAGCTTTTGTGCTATAACGGCTCTTCATTGCGAAGATCAAGCCTGTTGGACCAGACATTGGCTGAACACCAGCAACGTCATAAGCCATAAGGTTTGGCATAGAACGACGTACAAGTGAAATGAGTACTGGATCGAAAGTATCGATACCAGCGCCAGTTGCGTTAGCAGCTGTTTCATTTACCATGCCGAAAGCAGCGCGCTCTTCGTGCATTGCTTTTTCTTGGTTTTCGAGAAGTACCGCAGTTACGGACTTACGGTAGTTGTCTTTGATCTCTGGAATCGCAGCGCTCTCGAGGATTGGCTGCCATTTTTGAGATGCATTTTCTGCATTAAACATTATTGTTTTCTCCTAATGGGATATTTTTATTTTACTGATTTTGCAAGAGCAGCGGTGTATCTTTCCATAATTGGCGACAACTGAACTTCTTCAGTGTTATCGGCATTCATAGATACTTCTGCAGCTTCTACATCTTCTGTTACGGGTTTAGCAAAATAAGATTCTTTCAATGTAGCTACTTTTCTTGCGAATGTATCTGCATCTTCAAAATCAACATCTTCAGCCAGTGTCTTAAGCTTTTCAGCTTCAGTTACTGCTAAGTCTTTAGATGCTTCTGCTAAGATTTCTGCACGACGAAAATCTGATACTGATTCGCTTAAACGAATGTTATCTTCCGTAGCTTTTGTAAGTTGGCCTTCAAGCTCTTGTACTTGCTCAGCAAGATCGTCTACCATATCAACTTTTGATTCTGGTACAGCGATGTAATGCTCAGTAAATACGCCTTTAAGCGCATCCATAAATGATTCTGCAATTTCTGTGCGTAAACCATTTTCAACTGCTACACGATTTTCTTCCATCCAGTTTTCAACGACGTAGTTAAGGTAACCATCTACTTTTTCTACTAATTCGTTGCGAATACCAGCTGTTTCTTCTTCTAGATTCTGAGTATACTCTTCTTCTAAACGATCAATCTCAGCTGAAACTTTAGTTTTCACTGCTGCTTCAAAGATTGTTGCTGCTTTTTCCTGGAATCCTTCGGATAATGAATCATCAGAAGATACCAAGGCATCAAGGTCAGCTTCGAAGTCATATGACTCTTTTACTTTACCTTTTGTTTCTTCTACTTCTTCATCATCATCGTCGTCGCCGTCTTCGTCATCTTTACCCATCATACTTTCGTAAGCGGCTTGTAAGTCGGCTTTTTTCATCTTGGACATTTCTGAGTACATGGCATTAATAATACCAGCCTTAGTTTTAGGAGCTGCTGCTTCTTCAATAGCTTCTTCTGCTACTACTTCTTCAGCTACTTCTTCAACTTCGGCATCTTCCGCGATGCTTTCCTCGTTCTCAACTTCAACTGTTTCTTCGAGGTTATCATCTTGGAGTTCTACTTCAGTAACATCTTCAATGAGATCCAACTCTTCTACTTTGGTCTCTTCAGACATATTTTACTCCTTGATTGAGAGTTAAAGTTTTGAGAGGAAATCGTTCCACACCTTCAATTGACTCTCGGCCAATTGGGATGAAGATGCACGCTTGATTTCAGTCTCATATTTTTCAATCTCTTGTTTTTGTAACAGACCATTTTCCCAGATCCATTCGACGCCTTCCATAATCCCATTAACGAAAGCTTCTGGTGCTGAGGGATCCTGGACAATGTCCACTGTTGCAAGAATGAAATCATTGCCTACAACGTTTACCCCGTTACGGTTTACAAGAGTACCCATACCACGACTTGAAACACCCAACTGAACACCGCCTTCGACAAGACCTTTTACGATCTGGCCCATAGGAGTATCTAGTACAAGTGCTTTCCCCATTACGTTATTACCATCCCAATTCAGTTCGGTAATACGGTGGGAAACCTTATCAAGGTTAATTGTTGGACCTTCTGGGTGATTTAATTCACCAACAGCACGTCCACGACTAACCTGTTCTGTAACATATTTATTAACTGCTGATTCCATTACTCCGCGAGGATAAACACGGCCGTTTCTATTTTTAGACTCAGCCTGCATAAAGATACCTTCAATGATGGTATTCTTTTTACCGTTCTTTTCTTCGGTAACGTAGCTTAGATTATCTTCATAAAGTTCTGTAATAAGCTTCATTTAATTATGCTCCCATAAGATCTGCGAATTCCTTCGCAGCCTTTTCTGCTTCTTTAGCATTCTTATATTTATCGTCTAGCAAAGTGCCATCGATATAAACAGAGAACTTGGAACCCTTCTGTTTAATAACAGCTTTAGATTTTTTACCAACTTTAAGAGTTTTAACTTCTTTTTCAGAAGCTTCACTCAGAGTCAGTGACTGTCTCAGTTCCTTGAACTTCATTGTTTCCAATTTCCTGTTCTAATTCTTGTGTTACGCCATTATATGTATCGTTGGCAATTTCAATCTTTTTAGCATCAATAGACACATTCAATTTACTTGCCATCAAATCATTAAATACATTATTAGCGTCAGCTGTTTTGCTATTTGCTAATGCATTAATTAAATCAATTGTTTCAGTCATAATTCACCTTTTGATATATTTATAATAAATTAGATTTCAAGATCGTCTTCATCTGGAATTTTACCAGCAGCTCTTTCTGCATCGATCTGTTTAGACATCATATCTATATCCTCATCAGATTGTCTGAGAATATTCTTTTGAACCCACTCTTTAGAGTAATAATTACCAACATACTCATCTAATTGCGCGAGTAGTTCTAATCTTTCTCTAATAATTTCTGCTTCTTTTAATTCTGAGAAATATGAATCACGAATAAAGTCAACAGAAATATTCTCTCTAATGTTTCTCCAATCAGACTCAGTAATAATACCTTTTAAAAGTAATTGTGTCTTAAGGAGATCTAAGAATAACCAAGAGAATTTTTTACGAAGACGGTTAATAAATTTCTGAAATTTAACCTCGTCTCTCGAAATTTCAGTAGAACGTCCAAGTGAGAATTGAGCTTCTTGCTCTAATCTATTTACTGGAACGTTTAATGATCTATATAGCTTTTTCTGGAAGTAGAAAATGTCATCAATTTGACCTAAGTTTTCACCACCAGGAAGCGTTGAAATTTCTGTACCTCTACCACCTTCACGACGTGGGAGCCAGAAATCTTCTAACATTGACATGTGTTTACGGTCATCTTTGATTTCGCCAGTAGATGCATCATAAACTAATTTGTTTCTATATTGGTTCATAATACCACGTAGGTATTCTTCTGATTTACCTTTTGGAAGGTTACCAACATCAATATAGAAAATGCGACGTTCTGGAGCTCTTGATAAGCGATAAATTACTAATGAATCTTCCATCATACGAAGTTGATTCACTGGCTTAATTGCTTTATGCAAGTAAGAAAGAACGTTTTTACGAGATGTATCCAACAAACCTGATGTAGTATATTGAATAGCATCTTTAGAAATCTTTAAGCCTGAGTTAGACTTTGACATTGAAGTATCTTGATAAAGATAATATTCCTTAACACTCTTAATAATTTGAGCGCCAGTCTTAGGATCTTTTTCTTCTTCAATCTCTTTTACTTTACGGATACGTGTAGGATCAATTGGACGTAACTCTAAAATACCCTTTTTAGGGCTCTTTTCGTCAACAATGATGTGGTAAAACAAACGGCCATCAACATACCATTTACGGAATGTTTCATGTCCATAATGGTTAAACTGCAATAGTTCAACTACATTTTCAAATTCTTGTCTTACAAGTTTTTTAACATTATCAGGTAGATCTAAATCATCAGTTACTAGATCAATTGGCGCAGATTTAGTATCTGATACAATAGACTCATTAATAATATCTTCAATTGCTGCATCACACTCTGGATGCATTGCAATATCTCTATAACGTCGGATTAGATCAGCTTCAGATTTAGCTCCTTCAGTTCCAGACAAGTCAATGTACTGGCCAAAGTGGCCACCACCAGCTTGAACATAACTAGAACCATCATCCTCTAATGGAGCAACAAAAGATTGCTTTTTAGCGTCTTCTTGTTCTTGCTCTTTCTTTCGCTTTATTTCGAAACCAAATAATTCAGCCATTAAATCTTCCTACGTTAATAATAAGCAGAGGAGATAAACCCCTCTGCTATTATTTATATGCTATTAAGTAGTGGTGTTTGATTCCCAATACTGTACTTGGAGTTCAACTGTGAACTCTTCAATAGCATTTTCATTGTCGAATGAAACATCAATTGCTGCTACGTTCGTTGGCCACATGCCGCGGAATGTATATGCTTTGACTTCACTTCCATCTTTATCAAGCTGATAAACAGATGCATCAGCAAAATAGTTTGATGGAGTAACTTCACCGCTGTTTGCATTGTGAGAGTTGATATAGTTCATCCAACGCTCGAATGCATCACGCAACAAGAAGTTTGTGTCATTCATTACCGTAATTGTCCAAGGTTCAAAAGTACGATCGCCCGCAATTTGAAGTTGACGCCCACGGAATGGAACAGTGATTGGTGCAATAACAGAAGCCGGAAGTTGAGCGGCTTTAATTAAGAAACCACCTAATTCAGATTCAGCTGCACCTGCGATACCAGCTGGAAAACCCATTTCTACCTTGAAAAGGTTAGAACGTGCGCCACCACCAACTAGCTTTGATTTGAAATCATCTACGCCTAAGATTGCCATTGTTTATTCTCCTTATTGACCAATAATTTCAGAGAATTCAACGCCGGTACGAGTCGCGATGAAGTTCAATGTGATGAAGTTAATAGAACGTGCTGGTTTAATGTAGATATCCGCAACAAAACGGTTTGTATCTACAACTTCTCCAGTGTTGTTTGTTGCATCACATACAACTGCAAAGTCTGTAATACCACGACGACCTTTAACATCACGCAAGAATGGTTCTACCATATTGCGGAACATTGCACGGGTAAATTCGTCGTTGAATTCAAAGAGTTGGAATTTGGCAGCAGTTGCAATTGCTTTTTCCAAGGTGACGAATAGACGACGTACGTTGATGCGATCGAATGCAGAAGGTTTAGCTTGTGCAGTCTTATCACCATATAGTACAGTGCCCTGACCAGGGAAAGAAACAATTGGGTTAATGCGTGCTTTATAAAGAGTATCACGATCAGCTTGCTTAGGATTGAAAGCAATCTTTGTAATACCCAAGATTTGACCACGTGTAAAGCCTGCTGGTGAGAACCATGCATCGGCCACGTTGTCTGTATTAGCACATAGACCAGCCATGTGACCTGCAGCTGGAATCCAGCGATACACATCATTGTACTTGTCGTATACTTTAATTGCAGTAGAATCAATTACACCATAAGATGTCGATGTGAGCTGATCAGCCCATGCTTTAACATCTGCTGCTGGTGTAGCAGTTCCTACTGTGTCCTCGATTGGAGGAGAAACAAATGCAACTACATCTTTACGCGATGTTGCAATGCTTAATAGATCGTTAGCAAGAGTAACGTCGTCGCCACCATTTGCGCCTGGTACAGCAAACAATAGATTTACATCTACAGTTTCTGCATCTTCGAACATATCAAAACCAAGCTGAATTTCACCAACTGATGGTACATTATTATCAGCACCAGCTGCCAATGATTCTGAAATTGTAGCGGCGGTAATAGCATCTAAGTAATCGCCTCCACGGGTTTCAGTACTGTCACCTGCATGTGTTAATAATGCTGGAGCATCTCCAGCCCAAACATAGGATGATGTACCATTAATAACATCAATCCAATAGTTGGATGTGCCCTGCGCTGATTTTGCATCAGATGCTTGTGATACGAATGGGAAAGTTTCAAGAACTGTTCCTGGAACTCCTGACCATGCGCCATCTTCATCAATTACTGCAATATGCATTTCATCGTTTGAACAG